CGAAATGACAATTTGACTGCTCCCGAAATGACTCAACCAAATCATCAAATACATCAAAATCAATTCGAAAATACAGGCGGTGCTCTAATCGTTTATTGGTTTCCACAACAACACCAAGCGAACGTAATTTCTCACGCGCAGAGCGTAATTCACGCTCGGTTAATCCCGTTTCGTCCATCAGTTCATCAAGGGTTTTATACACGCCTAACGGATTATCGGTTTTATCGCTCCAGTAATAGAGTTGAGAAAACAGCACCGTTGCCGTTACACCGCCTAAAATACTAGTCAACCCTTTGTAATAAGCGATAGGCTGCCCGATTAAACGTAATGATTCAGAGGCTTTCATCAAAAATCTCCTTGTCTAACTCGGTTAATTTCACTGATAACACTCTCAGCCAGTAAAGGGCTAAAAGCACATCAATTCGGATTGGTTGACTAAATCGTTCCATTGCGTGCCTCCATAAAATACTGGCTGAATCGCTTACCGCTTTTAGGGTCTCTAATGGTTCTTGAGTAAATGTGATAGCCGTTATTGCGCAAATCCAAAATACGTGCAGACAAACGCATACAACCAAATAGCTTTAACGCCTCAAGTGAAGTGATTTTTCCACCGTTTTGCATAAATGCTAAAATTTGTGCATTTTGGGATTGACTTGATTTCTCGTTTAGATTAGTATTTTTCACGTTTATATATTCCTAATTAGCCACGGTTGCCGCCGTGGTTTTTTATTGCCGTCTGTTTAGTAAAATCACACTCTCAATCGAAAGCTGTGTCGCTGTTAAATGTTTGCCGAGAAGACGGCGGATTTTGTCTTCTTCATCGGACGTAATCTCCCCGTCTTGCAAAGCCAGTTCTAATACGGTGTACAACACGCCACGTGCGGATAACTCGTGAAATTGCAGGGTTGAAATTTCCGTATTGTCTAAAGCCTCGCACTCAACGTTTGGCACAAACCGACCACCCGATAAGCGACAAATCTCATCGGTGAAATCCGTTAAGCCGTACTCTTGCTGAATTGCCAACAATTCCTCATTGGTAAAGCGTTGCCCTTTGGTTTGATACAAGCGGTTGTTTAACTGCGCCTCATTCAAACCGAGAAAGCCTGCGACCGCACTTTTACCGCCCGGCACTTTCTCGATCATCTCAATAATCATTTTCTTCATTGCCATAATTTCCTGTGGTTTTTTATGGTTTTCATTTGGGGGAAATCGGGTAAATTACCCTTTCAGAACAGGGAATAAATCTGTCGGCTTACACTTCAGAGCCTGAGCAAGTTTCTTGATCGTTTTTAGGCTTGGCTCTCGTAGGCCTCGTTCGTATAAGCCGATAGCTCCTGTTGTTAATCCAACGGCTTGAGCAAGCTCATTTTGAGATAACTTTGCTTTATAACGATAATCTTTAATTTTATTCACAATAATAATCCAATTTGTATCAGTGATACATATTGTATAGATTGAAACCAAGGAGTGCAAGAGAGTTTTATTGTTTGATAGAGTAGAATTGACAGTATGAGAGAAAAATGGAATGAAATTGTTCGGCGAAGAATTAAAGAAATTAATATCCCTCGCCCAGTATTTGCAGAAAGGGTTGGTATTTCTTCACCTGCCTTAGGTCATTGGCTAAATGGTACAAGAAAACCTAACCTAGAAGATATAGCTAGAATGTTTTATCTACTAGGCATTGATTCTGTTACTTTACACAGTGATGGGTTAGTTTCCTTACAAGAGGTTCACGAGGTTTCCCAAATTGAGGGGGTGGCATTAATTGGTTCTCTTGACTTTGGATTCAAAGAAATGGGAAACGCAACAGAACAGACCCAATTCGTTGCCGAAGAAAAGCGATTATATGTTGATTTTCGTAGTTCTGACCCAAGACCCTATGCACTGAAAATTAAAGGAACAGCACTCATACCTCGTATTCGCAGAGATGAAATTATTGTGGTTGAACCAATGTTAAAACAACCGAGTGTCGGCGATGATGTTGTTCTGATTGTTAAGGCAACAGGAGAATACTTGATAAAGAATATTAACACTTTGGCAGTTAATGCAGAAGACCCACATATTTTTGCGGACATAAATGACAGAACATTACTTTGTGCTTTTAAAAAATGTGAGGTTGATATTCACCCGATTACCGGCATTGTGGGGCAGGATAAGATTGTGAGATAGTGGAAAGATAATAATGAAGTGGAATGAACTTGTTGAGGCAAGAAGAAAATTACTAAATCTCTCACAACAAGATTTGGCAGATCGCCTAGGGGTAACTCAAGGTGCTGTGGGCAATTGGCTCAATAATCGAAGAAAGGGCGACCTTTCAACGATAATGAAAATTTTTCACGCTTTAGAGATGATTGAGGTAACTTTCAATAGTAATAGTGGAAATGTTGTATGCGATTACGAAAGCACTCACAACAATGTCTCCCCTAGAATCAAAATCAAAGGTACTTTAACGTTTAAATCAGAGACAAGTGGTGAATTTGAAGCGTTGGACGAGCGTTATTTTACGTTTTATTCCAATAGCCCAAACACTTATGCCTATCAAGTGCTTGGCTCAAAACTTGAACCCCGCATTGTGAGTGGGGAGTATATTGTGGTTGATCCCTCCGCTAAATTACAAAACTATGATGAAGTATTAATCAAACTTAAAAATAATAAGTATATGATTCGCGTGTTGCTGACAGGTAGGGGAGATGAGTGGCGGTATGCAGACCCTAATACAATGAATCAAGACACAGATTTTAACCCAAGCGAAATAGACACGATGGAATATATCTCTGCTATTGTTAAGCCGCAGAGAACCGTTGAAATGAAAAAAAGCCGAGACACAAATGATTAAATTACCAAAACTGGCAATTAATGAATGTTTTAAGAAAATAATGCAGCTTCAGACCGTCCGTAAGCAAAATCTGCCGGTGTCGGAGGTAGAAGTATCACTTTTACGACAAAAATGTGAAAAATTATTAAAAACAAAACACCGGGATTACGCCTATGCTATAATGGGTTGCACTCATTCTTTGCTAGGTGAAACCGAGATAATGATTTCATATTTTGAAAAAGCCTTAGAAATTAGCCCAAATGATCCACAAATTAATTATAATTATGCTATAGAGCTATTAAATAACTTTCAAGTTCCTCAAGCTATTTCACAATTTCGCAAGGCTGCAGAACTTAACTCGGATCTAGTGTTCTTATTTCCCATTTTGGATTCATTTCTGCAATTAATCTGCATTGATGAAGCGCAATCTGTTTTGGATAAAATAAAATCACAAGTATACTGCAATAAAGAGCTTGGGAAAAACGTTGAAATTAATGCTAGCATTACGGGCAATCAGAATTTGATTAATGGCTATACTCAACTTCCTAAAGGCGATTTAGTACATATTCAAACTTTAATTCATCAATTACATTGTTTGAAAATGAAAAATTACCCTAAAAATATTGCTATTGAGCATACCTTTGATGGCAAAGAAAAGGAATTTGTTTATGCTATTCACGACAAAGTTTCTCCATTAGAGAAAATTTGGCAATTTGATGATGAATTAATGCAAGATTTCATTAACTTTGAAGAGAAACATGATATTCATCTGCCATATTTTACTCTTATGTATCAGGGGGCTTAATGATTACCTCTCAAGACTTACTGCAACGTGGGAAAGCTCTCGCACAACAAGAGGGGGAACTGGCTCATAGGGAAAGTATCAGAATACTTTATTATGCAGTTTATCATCGAATTAAGGAAATCTGCCTGCTATATGGTTATATCTTGCCTTCTTCAAATTCAACAAGCAGCCACGATGATCTGATTGCGGCAGTTAATCCAGATAATAAATTAACTAGCGCCAAAATCGTGGAACAAAAAGCAAAAAGAATGAAAAAACTTCGCAAAGGTGCAGATTATGAGCTGTCTAGAACGATTTCACAGGCTGAACTAAAAACCCAACTTAAGTATGCCGAAAAATGTTGGGGAGAATTAAGTGCAATGGAAAATCAAAAGAAAAAAGCCTCTCATCTAAAAATTGTGAAGTAAAAATGCGGTCGGTCTTGACCGCACTTTTTACTTAATTCCCAAATACACAAAATCCATTATCCCTTTTAATTCCCACACCTCGTTATTTTGATAACTGCTCATTTCCGCCACATAATCCCGATAACGCATTGCAGATTGCTCAAAACTCTCATAAGGTGACGGGTGAATATTGAGTTTCATTCTGCTCAATGCCACATCATAAGCGGTATAGTCTTTTTTTATTATTTCCCGAACCTGTTGTTCATCACATTCGCTGTAATGAGCAATCTGCTCAAGTTTGATTTTATTTCGCTCAACCCACAGTTTCATTCTTTCAATCCCTCTTACTTTAAAGAGCAAGATAATCATTTTCTCAGTGACTTGAAAATCTCGGGGCGATTTCCGATGTAGCGCAATCACCACCAATAATCGAAACCTTGGAGGCAAAAGTTGAAACAATGCCATTACGGCAGGATTACACCCGAAACGGACACGTTGAAAATAATCAATGAAAAAACCGGCATAGATTTTCCCTAAACAAAAAATAGCACGTTGCACTTCTTTTTCTGAAATTGTGCCGGTGTAAAGAGTATGCGTAGCGGAGTTGCCTAAATCCCGAATATATTCAATGGCACGAACCACCGAATAATGATGAGAAACAGTACGATATTCTTCTAAAAATCGGGTGCTTTTCTTATCGCCTAAAGTCAACCTTTCCGATTCCGGCAATTTCATCATCGCCCGTAGCAAAATTTCAGTATATTGACGAATAAGTCCTACCCTTCCCCGATTTGATACGCCCTGAGCATAGAAAATATCATTGATGAGATCGTTCGCTAATGCCTGATAAGTTCGGTTAAATTCATTATTCACGGTGATATCCTTTTCTTCAGCCTAATGAGATGTAAGGTCGTTATTGTAAAACCTCAAATCAGAAAGGCAAGCCAACAAATAAACGATTGATAACATATCAAATCTTGATATAAATCAAGGAAGAACGAACCTGAATTTGTTATTTTTTTATCAGACATAGCCGATACTAAAAGTGCTACGGATCACACAATGTCGCTGATACTCACGGCACTTGTTTTAGTGAAAAGGAATACAACTATGTCAAAACAGCAAAAAAATTTAAACCTAACCGCCCATAGCATTAAAGACACTGATTTGTGGGCTTATGCTATGCTTGTCAAATTGGTGAAAGAACAAGAGCAATTTATCAAACAGGTCTCTCCTGCTTTAGAATTGCTAGGAAGTTCTCTGTCTATTTCTATTGAACCTGATCAAACAAGAAGCGTTCTTCGTATTGCCGAAACGTTGTTACTAGAACATTTCCAATGTATTCAAGATCCTGAAATCAAATCCTTAATTAAAGAGCTTTTCTAAAATCATATACAAAAGCCCTTATTAAAGGGCTTTTGTTTAAAAAACAAGCAATCAAACAAAATGTATCATTTTTATATCCATTTTGGATTGATTTAAATAAATACATTATGTATCATTACCACATCAAAACAAACACCCCAAAGGAAAAACAAAATGGCTTACATCAATCAAGAAATGAAAAAAGCACTTTTATGGGAAGTTGAAAAAGTATTGCCAAAAAGCTGGAAAGTGTCGGCAAGAATTAAAAATTCAATGAAAATCTGCCTAACACTAAAACTTGATAAAAAATCAAAAGCGGAATATGAGGACTACCTCGAAAAAATGGCAGGAGCACAAACCCTACAAGCAAAACAAAAACTAAAAGAAGAAACAAAAGTAGTTTTCCTTATTAACCGAATCAGAGAAGCGTTAAACAGTAAAAACTACGATAACAGCATTGTAGAACAAGATTTTCATCAGGTTAATTATTACAGTGAAGTTTTGATTGCTTAAGAATTTTTACCAAGCCCTTTACGGAGGGCTTGAATAAAGGTTCTAAACCTTTCCACCCGAGCAGGCGAAAGTCGAGAGAAAGCAGAGACGGTGGATTGCTCTTTAAAAATTGAGATGAAATAAAAGCCCCTTGCGGAGCTTTGGATTAAACATAACGAACTGGCGTAAACCCATTTACTTGGCGAACCCTGTAAATTTCATTTTCGCAGTTTTGCCGAGCTAAATGTCCTTGATGACTGGTTGCAATAATATCAACACCCCAAGTTGAATTTTGACACAACCGCCAACGCCATTTGTTTTCATTATCTAAGTAAACTTCAAACCACATAGGAAATCCTTATGACTGAAAAAATACGAAAATTTGCCTTTAGCTACAGTTTCAACGATAGAAGTTGGGCATTAACTATAGGTGCTCAAAACAAAGAAGAAGCCATAGCAAGAGTAAAAGCAATGTCCCAAGCAAACTATGACGGAGAGATTTTTGCCACTATCCCGGTTGCTTCAAATCCTCAATCTTGGTTTGCAAGGTTAATCACTAGATTACTGCAAAGGTAAGTTTATTTCATCTCAATTTATGCTCTTTAAAAATCAAAACCGTAAGAGATTAAGAGATTGTCATACTTAGTCTGCAATCTACGGTAGCGACACAGATTGGTTAAGTGGAATTGGGTTAGCTTGTTATAACCCCCACGCTGAACGGCAGTAAAACAAGACTTATTTCAAACCGTAAACTCTCTTAACTATCAAGAAATTGATTTGAGGGTAACAACGTTACACCGAAATGACAAAGTATTGGATTTATCACATTGTATGCGGTTTGAAATAAGGGAGGAGAGAACCGATGAGTATCACAAAAACAAATCCGGCAAAAAACTTTAAGCGGGCCAAGCGTATTGCATTAAAACAAAGTGCATTAATGGCAAAACCTAAAGGTAGCCGAGTTGAAAAAGCGATTAGCCTTGCCGGCAGAGACAAAAAGCTGATTGATGTCGCAAATTATCACTGCACAAAGGGCAAAATCAAATCAGGTCAAGTCCGAGCCAAAGAACGCCGACAAATAGGTTGTCGGGAGTTGGTGAGGGTTTAGGAGAGTTTATATGAAAAATAAGATAACAGATTTAAACAATTACCTTTTTGAACAGCTTGAAAAGTTACTAGATGATGATTTAAGCGATGATGAACTGAAACGAGAAATTGCCCGAGCAAATGCGGTATCAGGCGTAGCCTCTAATATTATTCAGAACACAAACACTGCTATAAAAGCAATGGCTCTATTTGAAAATAGAGGAATAGAAACGGTAGCACCTGATTTCTTAAGAATTTCAAAGGCTCAGCAAAATGACTGATCGTTTCAAATTTACCGAAGAGCATATTGAATTTATTCGCTTGCATTGGGATAAAAAACCTTCCGATTTAATCAAATTATTTAAACAAAAATTCGGACTAACAAAACATAGAACTGTTTTTCGAAAATTGAAAAAGCGACTTGGCATACCAAGTTTACAACACGCTAACCGCTATACAAAAGCCGAACTTGATTTTATCAAAGAAAATCGACAACTGCCTAGATGTGAATTGGCAAAACAAATGTCAGTTAAATTTGGTAAATCTTACAATTCAAGGGCACTTCAAATACTCTGTACTAAGCGTGCTTGGAAATCAGGTCGAAACGGCAGATTTCAAAAAGGCGATAATTTTGTACCTATCGGAACTGAACGATTATGCGCCTTTAGGAAAATATGGTTGGTAAAAACAGGAATTAAGAGTTATGAAGCAAAGCATCTTTATATATGGCGAAAATATCATGGAGAAATACCAAAAGGTTACGTTATTTGGTTCAAAGATGGGGATACTTCCAACTGCACTCTAGAAAACTTAGAGATGATCACTAGAACAGAAATGTTATGGCGACATAGATTGGAATATAACTCTTTAGCTGATGAACTAAAACCCTCATTTGATACATTTATAAAATTAAGAATGCGTGTAGCCGAATGCAAAAAGAAAAAATAACTTGAGTCTTACAAGCATAAAGAAAGGCAAATGTTGCTGAACATCAAAATCAGCCGTAACCCTTAGCATTTGATAGAGATACGATAACGCCTCTATGGTTTATAGATAAAAAGCTAAGGTAAGCTATAAACTAAAGCAGATTCAGGTACTTGCACTACTTGAAATCGGAGATACTGCGTGCTTTAAGCCGATATTTGCAAGGAAAAGCTCATAAACCCAGTTAGCCTTTCTGTAAAAAAGGCACAATCTATGGGCTTGAGGTGAAACAAGCCTATATTGAGTATCGGGTGCGATATGCCCGCCTAGTAATCATATCGCTTAGTTAGCTTAGTCAGGCTAATGAAAAATTCAAAACAGGGAAAACATTTGGCTAGGCAAATGCCCAATTTTGACATAGGACCTCAAACAATCTAAACGGAATGACAACGGGCAGATTGTGCGACCTTGATAATAGCAGGTGAAATTATCCCCACGCAGTCGAGGGAAAGAGACTGCACATCAAAAACTGCTCTCAAACCCTGTGCGAAGCAATTCGCCCAGTCTTCTTGAATCTGCACCGAGAGCGGTTTTTCATGACATAGAGACCTTGTCTCACTCCGTTTGCCCTCGTATGAGGGCTTTTTTGTACCTGAAATTCAGCAAAGGATGAATTATGTGTGAATGTATCAATGATTACAAATTAAAACTCGCCAAACATTTGAGAAAGCAAGGCATTGAATTGGTTGGTGGTGTATCTCTTAACACAGCATTTCCAACTAGAAATTTTGAAGTTCTTGGAGAAAGAACCGTGGTAGAAGTCACATATGTTGAAAAAGTAACATCAAAAAATGGGAATGTGCGTGAAGTAAAACGTAAAACAAAAATGATTAATGATTACTGTCCATTTTGTGGCAATAAATATGACTAAAGGAAACAAAAAATGAAGAAACGAAAGAAACGCCAAAACCAAAGAAAATGTAGCCAACGAAACCAAACCGCAATGCGCTCTCGCACCGTATTTCTTAACGATCCACCTAAAAAGGACACCATTATGCACAAATCAATCTTTGAATTTCTCGCCTTTCTTGGCAAAGGCGCACTTGTTTTACTCGCCACCGCAATCGTAGTGATTGCCATTTTTAGTGCCTCTCAAGCGTGGGGCAACCCAACCGACTGGCACAATAACGAAGTTAGCGAACAAATTAGCCTTGAAACTCGTTGCGAACTTAAAGGCGGCGTATATGAAAATGGAATTTGCCTACCGCCTAATCTCACACCCCAAGCGGAACGGGAACTCCTCCACTACACCGCACAAAAACAAGCAGAAATTGACCGCACTTTTAAACCCTAAGGAGCAAGCAAAATGAGCCCAACATCTGATGAATATTACGCAATGCTTGATGCGCAATATCAGAGGCGTATTGATGCGATGGCAGGCTATGAAATCGCCCTCGAAGAGGAAATAAAAGCCGTCAAAGCTGAGGCGGAAGATGAAGATGAAAACGTTATCTATGCGATTAATCAATACCATATTGATAACAATGAGGAGCTTGAATTGCACGATTTAGCCTACGGTTCAGGTGCATTTGATAAGCTGATTGAACAACGAGATCGAGCCATTGCCTACGTTGCCAAGCAACGTCTCGAAAAACGAATGAATGAGTATGATCCTGATTAAGTGAGGTGAAAAATGACAGCCACAGTTCTTGAAAATATGTCAAATGCTGAATATCACGCGCATTCGGCAATCAGTAAATCAGGTCTAGATTTAATTGATAAAAGTCCGGCTCATTATTTTTATCGTGAGAAAAAAAGCACACCGGCAATGATATTTGGGTCAGCTTTTCACGATCTCGTTTTACTGCCTGATAAATTCACACAGCTTTATTGTGTAATGCCGGAAGAACTGAACTTGAGAACAAAAGAAGGAAAAGTATTCAAAGAGAAAGTAGAAAGCGAAAATTTGACCGTACTTTCTTACACTGATTATCAGCATATTGAGAAAATGAAAGAAAGTCTGCTTAATCATCCAATGGCAGATAAACTATTAGCACAAGGGAAACCTGAAATTTCTATTTTTTGGCGTGATAGTATCGGCGTTGAATGCCGTTGTCGTCCGGATTTCTTAAATAATAGCGGTATTATTGTTGATTTAAAAACGACAACTGATGCAAGTCCGACCGGATTTGCTAAATCTATCGCTAATTTTCGTTATCACGTTCAGGATGCTTATTATTCAAATGGTTATTTTCACGCTTTTGGTGAACCGCCGAAAGGTTTTGTGTTTATCGCGATCGAAAAAGAACCACCCTATGCCATTGGTGTTTATACCCTTGATGATATAGCAAAAATAGAGGGGGAAAACCGCTTTAAAGCCAATCTCGAAACCTATAAGAATGCTTTAGAAACCAATCAATGGCACGCCTTTAGTCCACAAATTGAAACCTTAAGTCTACCTCACTGGGCTTACCAATCTTAGGAGAATTAAAATGACAAATGCAGTAAATATTTTTGCCCCAAATCAAGATAAAACCACACCACAAAATGCGCTTGTCGCTACGCAATCCGCCCGCGAAAGCCAAGAGGTCCAAGCGATGATGGTCATTGCGAAAAGGTTTCCTCGTGATCCGGTAGAGGCGATGGATCGTATTTTAAGATCTTGCACAAGACAAACGTTAGCTGAAACAGCCGTTTATTCTTATCCAAGAGGCGGACAAAACGTTGAAGGGCCATCAATTCGATTAGCAGAAACACTTGCCCAAGAATGGGGAAATATTCAGTATGGTATTAGAGAACTCAGTCAAGAAAATGGCGAAAGTACCGTTGAAGCCTTTGCGTGGGATTTACAAACTAACACAAGGCAAGTCAAAGTTTTTCAAGTGCCACATATCCGCTACACTAAAAAAGGGAAAACGGTACTCACCGATCCGCGAGATATTTATGAACTTGTCGCCAACAATGGCGCAAGAAGATTACGGGCTTGTATCCTTGGCGTGATACCGGGCGATGTGGCAGAAGCGGCTGTTCACCAATGCTCTCTCACCTTACAAGCTAATGCAGATACTAGCCCAGAGGCATTAAAGAAAATGTTAGAAAAATTTAGTGAATTTGGTGTCACTCAAAAAATGATTGAAACACGTTGTCAATGTCGATTTGATTCAATTCGTCCGGCCCAGATTATCCAACTTAGAAAAGTTTATACGAGTCTAAAAGATGGAATGAGCATCGCTGCTGATTGGTTCGATATGAACACCGGTAGTCAAGCAGAAAAATTAAACGAATTGGTGAATACCAAAGAGCAAAGTAAATCACAAGCCACTGAATAGTGGCTTTTTTATCGGAGTAACTCCTAGAATTTTTTCATACGTTTGCTTGGAGTAAGTTATGACTGAGGATGAAAGAACAAGTTACATTGCAAAACTTGGATCTACAGGATTTCGAGGGGTAAGAACTTGTAACGATACAATGAGACCTCGATTTATGGCCCAAATTGTTATGAGGGAAAATGGACAAAAAGTCTATTACAAAACTGCTCGGTTCGACACTGCACTTGAAGCAGCCATTGCTTATGACAAGTTAGCAAAGCAAATCCATAAAGAAAAGGCGGTAACAAATAAAGATTTAGGATTAATTCACATGGGAAGGGAAAAAGAATTAAGTAAAGACAAAGTAATGGGAGCGATATGGGAAACGGTTAATCTTTGTGATCGACTAAAGCGAATATCTCAAGGTTTCTGTGAACACCTATCCACACAAAGAAATACAAAAGGTAAATTCATTGAATTTGAAAAAATTTCAAAAATTAATATTCCTCAGAATGAGGTGGTTAAGATCATTGAGGAATTGTCAGCAATTGGTTTAATTATTGTTGAAGAGTCAACGAGAAATTATCCACCTAAATTATGGCATGTAAAAATTCAAATAAATGCATACCTTGCAAGAAAGATAAAAGTATTAAGAGAAAAGCATAAACAGGAGAAAAAAATGGCTCAAGAAATTAATTTAACAGATAAATCACCGGAAGAATTACTCGCAATGGCAGAAGAACTTAAGAAATTATCGGAAGCGAAAAAGCAAGAAATAGCCAACGGTGATGTTATCAAAAAAACATTACGCCCGCTCGTACTGAATGCTTTCCAAGCGAAGGGCAAGTTTGAGCGTAAACTCAATGAGTTATTAGACGTATCCACTGAACTTGATAATGCGTTAAATGCACTGCGTGATGCAATGAAATAACCACCGCCCACTTAACCGTGGGCTTTTTATTATACAAAATCCAACAGAGGGAAAATATGGGTCGAATAATTACACAAACTGTAAGAGTAGATACCGAAGTTGAAGTCGATATCGATCTTGATGATTTAGACCTTTCGGAATTTATGCCGGATATTACCTTGAAAGAATTTTTTCGTCACGAATGTGGCGAGCTAACCTTTGTAGCTCTTGAAGCAATGCGTGAGTTGCGGGCATTACAGGGCGAAAAATCCAACCTCATTAAAATTATGGAAGAACTAACCGGTGCTTATGTTTAGGAGAAAGAAAACGTGAACGAAATACATATCAGCCTACCCTATTCCTTTTTCGCTGAATTGTTTGGAAAGTACATCCACGACAATTTTAATCACAGAAAACCGAATAGACTGCGAGCCATCGAGCAGGTAAAAAAATACTGGCTACTCTTAGATAGCGAACAACGGGAATTCATTATTAAACAGGCGACCAAACAAGCCCGATATTATGATGAATTTAAAGAGTTGTTGGATTGGATAGAAGTACGCCGCAATCAATACCAACCGACACCACAACCGCTCAATGCGTTTGTTGAGTTGCCGGTAGTAAAACAAAATAGGGAGAATTAACTATGTTTTGGTTTAAAAATGCGATTATCTATCGTTTAACCAAGCCACTTGATTGGGATTTAACACAATT